ATCTTCTTTTCCTCGAAACCGAGCAGATGCATTACGCGTTGCCCTGTATTAAGATGTCAGTATTCGCAGTCCCAGTATTCGGGATCCACCTCAATGGTGGGCCCGTAACACCTCTGCTCCCTTCTGATGTTCAATCCTTCAATCCTTCCGCTAGACAACATGGTATATTTTTTGACCCCCATGATGCTGCCGTTCACCCCACTACACAGCCACTTAAGGCAATGCAAGGGTGAGCAATATTTTTGGTGTTTTTTCAATGTTTGTAAAATTTTTTTGATCCCCTACCCTCAGAGAACTTAGTGGGTTGGGGGGTTTTTTCAATGTTTTTTTGTGACTTGCTAAATTTTGTTTCAGTTCTTCCCTGGTGGGTCGTCAGGCCTTCCAGAGTTTTATTTGCTCTGAGCTAACCAAAAGAAGAACCTAGACCGAGTCTGAGTACCTGGTCATTTCTCCCATGAAACTGTAGTCCCCTCCATTCTGACTAGCGAGACGCTTCACGACGACTAAGATCTCCTTCCTCCAGTGAATCATGGTCTTATGCTGGTAGTTCGCATTGTACCTGCTTTCCCTATTTATGCTCAAGTACCCGAGATGCGAGTACCTGCGCACACAAAAAAGGGGTTCAGGATAATGCGTACTATCACCAAACAGACAACAGTTCACAACGTCGAGAAGGTCTCCCTCCCTCATCCATGGTGTGCCAAAGAGTTTTCCACCGTCTTCAACAAGAACGACGTCAGGTGGTACCACTGACTTGTACGCGAAAGCAAGTCTCCTTACATCACGTATGTGGTGGTAGTTAACCATGAGGTTGTTGCCCTGAGCAGACATCCAGCCCCAATCAGCCAAGTCGTCCTTAGTGCCTCCTAGTCGGATCTGTGCCTTTCCAACTATCTCTCCCACTGTCCTAGTAGGCATGAACCTCTCTACCGTCCTAAGCGTATACTCATCATAGTAAGTGACACGTTCATAGTTGTGTGAACAAAATTCCACGTCCTCTATCCTCTCAACAAAGGGTGTTGGTGCATCATAGGGTATGTTCTTGCGTATAAGCCCTAGGTTGTTGAGAACACCTCCAGTGTGAGAGAAAGCCTTGACGCTTTTTCTGTCCGACGTCCTGAATGAATCATCACCTGATGTACATCCCCCCCACCTGGAAGGTCTCCCATCCAGAGTGAGTCCTGACATTTCCATTCGTGCATAGTTCCGTAAGTCCTTAACCTCAACCTTGTCAGCAACAGCCTGTTGCAAGAGTGAAACAGCTATCCTACTTATGGTGTTCATTGAATATGTGACTATCCTACCAGACATAACACTTCCCCTGCCACGTACCAGTTCGCTCCTGACGAAGCGATCGGTGTGCCTGGGTATGAGCATGTGTGGGTAAGCATACAGCCTATACATTGCCCTGATCTTCTTCCTTAGGTTCTTACTTTTAGTGAGTGCACATATGAATCTACATTCCATAGATTGCATAATGACTCCAATCCTAGTGTCCCATCCAGCTATGTCATCTGCGCAAGCGTATCCCTTCCATACCTCTTTAACTCTCATTCCAAGATCATGGAGTCCAAGCCCACCGACGCCATACTTGTTGATGTTGGGCTTGGTGAGTTTTAGGAGGTTACCCATGAGCTTCGCCTCTGCCAACCTCATGCCTATGGGGAGGTAGGATACCATCCTGCTGCCCTTAGTGAGACCGTTCACCTTCTTCTCACGTTTACCCATGGTCATGAAGATGCCATGTGAGGGCTTTCCTTCCAAAAGATCGTTGATGTGTCTCTCTACCTTCTGTTCCCAGCCTTTCTGTTCAATGTACTCTCCGACATTCCTAACGTTGTCCATGTTCGTAGCCGCTCCCTGCTTATTGCACTGCTCCCTAACTTCATCGTAAGTCATTTCTTCATGCTCATAAACAGTCCTGAAGTAGTCAGCCATGCCGTCGTAGATAGCCATCAACTGTGGGTGGTATTCAGACTGCTCACACGGCGAAGTGTCAATCTTCGCCATGAAAACACGCATAAAACCATCCGGGGTTGTATTAGTGGTTTCCCACTGATTTAACCCGGGAACCACCCTCCCAAGGGGCCTCGTAAGCTGAACTGCCGTGTCCGGTTTGTAGTTGGCAGCAGAGCCTTGAGTCCCAAAAGGGTATATGGCCATGACTTCCCACTGCGCAAAGTTACGTTCAGGTGCATCAATTGGAGCACCCAGTTCATCAATGCTCCTGCGCATATCAAGTTCTTCCAATATCTCCAGCCCTGGAACAATACCCAATGGTGACCTCACAGATGCATCTTGCTTATCATGTACTGGTCTACTAGGTCTTGTTACCAAGGTCGCCCTATCCGCTTGATCGTTGATCAGTGCTCTCACAGTTGGTTCTACTGCCCTGACGGGGGTGGAAACAAAGTACTGTTCCACGTTGCTGTTCCTACTGTAAGAGCATCTCACAAGATCACCTTTACCTGTGATGCTTTGGATCTCCTTCATGCATCTCATAAGTCTAGGGTCATCAGGTGTCAATATCTTCAATACAAAACCTACCTTTGGGGGGCAGTTTCTGAATGCAGGCATTACACCTCTCTCAAAAAGGTCATAGAATTTGTTAGCTTCTTCCTCAGCTGACTTCTTTGACTCTCCTCCATCGAAGAACAACCAGTCGCAACTAAAAGTGCCAGCACTCGGGTAGGGTATACCCTTGAGCAGCATCTTGTAGCCCCTCTCCCAGATCCTAGTGATGTCAGCATACCAGAAGTTGATGTTCTCCTTGCCTGGCCATGGTTTGTCAGATACCCCCTCGTGTCCCTCGTTACCAAGATTTGGTCCCAAAGTGATGGAGTTACCGTGGATCCCAACGGCGTTTCGGCATAGATACTGCTCCCAACCGCCCCTTCCACAAGCAAGTGAAAGAATCTCACCACTGGGTTTCAACCTAGTTCTAGTGAGGATGTCTTTCAACTTCATGTAACCACGCGAGACTTCGGCAGGGTTCTTCTTCTTAGCATAAGTCCCAAACAGTTTGAACTTGTCAAACTGGTTCTTGCTAAGACTACTCAATGTCTCCTTGAGTATAGCCCTGTAGTCTCTGGTAGGTGCGTTTGCAAGCTTCTCCTTCATCTTCATGGCAATGTCCATTAGACTATTTTGGCCTACCTGTTCTCTAATTTCTTTAAATTTTACAAACAACCAACTCAAAAATAATGCAGCAATGAGCATTACAGTCGAATCCATGTTGTCCTAACTTTAATTTTCAGATTTGTCCTTTTTCTGTAAACAATAGATATGACTGTCTAACACGTATGTGTATACAAACAATCTCTACAGTCG